GGCGGACAGAGGCAACGCGAGCATTGATAAGCCAGGTGATGACCTCCTGGATTGGGTCGATTAACTTGGAGAGGGAGTCGGAAAGGTCTGCGTGCTGGTCGGGAAGTAGTTGAAGAATGTCGTATTGGAACTCATTCGCGGGGGAGTTCAGTGGTTGGAGACCGATAACGCGGCTGTCGTTGGCGTAGGTGATGACCCAAATCTCTTCATCTTCGGACTCTCCAAGACCGTGTTCAGAAGGGACAAGGCGGTATTGAACGGACGTGCGAGCGACCATGCGATCTCCTTTGACTTGTTTGCCTGTGAAGTTTGCAGGTTCGACACCTTCAAGACGGTTTTCGGCTTTACCCCCGCGAGCGGTCCAGAGTGCGTTGTCGAACTCTTTGATGTATTCTGTGCCCGCGAGGAAACCTTGTTTATCAAGGCGTTTAAGGTCTTTGAGATTCACTGACTGTTCATCTGCGGCAAAACGTCCTTCCTTCCAGCGTGGGAGAGGAACACGAGTGTCGTAGATGAAGTGATAAGGTGAGATGTTTTCAATCTTGCAGCCTTCTTTGAGGATGATTTCTTCCTCCACAGACTCTTCTTCTTGAGGAATAGTGAGATCGTTAGGATCGAAGATGAAGGAGACATCCGCTTCTGCAGTCTTGTTTTCAACAAACACGGACTCATATTCCCAACTGGTCTTTAGAATCCCCAGGGAGAAACGAACCATGTCGAGAAGTGCTTCGACCAACCGCATGTGATAGCCGGTTTGACGGACTTCGCGATCGACGATAGCTTGCGCAACTTCACGGAGTTCAAAGTCTTCGTTTCCTGTTGCAGAGAGCTCGAAGACGCTGTCCTTCGAGGTAAGGGAGATGAACAGGAAAGTGACAAGCGTGTTGCACTGAGCGTATGTAAGCGGAACCACCATCTTGGCAGGTTCTCCTTTTTGTTTTGCTCGTGCATCAGCGGCGTCTAAACCCTTTTTGCGCTTGTAGGTAGCCAACGCTTTGTCCCACTGCGTGAAATGGCTCGCGATAAAAGTGCGCGAGTTATTCACCGCACCAACAACTTCTTCGAGAAGCTCTTGGATATTGTCTGGATGCTCTTCTTGTTCGAGCATTTCAACGATTTCAGGTGTCATTGGGAGAAGGAGTTTAAGTCGCCGTCGGAAAAGGGAGTAAGGTCAAGTTCTTTGTCTGAGGCTTTTGAGAAGGTCTCACTAAGCGGTTCGCTGTCTGGGCTAACCCATTCTAACCCGTGGGAGACCGCCCGGTAGAAACATTCCATCATGTGGTCATCCTTATCAACAGGTTTTTCCTTTTCTTTTTGCCAGGTGTAAAGGAAGAACTCTCGAATGGTTTCGGTGCAAGAAGAACAAAAGCGGATCAAACCGAGCTCGACTTTACGACCGTCAATGGTGTAGATTCGTGTCTGTTCAAGGGCTTGGCGGGCTTTCTGAATCCCGGTTTTAAGTTCCTTTGTAGCGCGCTGGACATTAATGCCGTAGGCATAGAAAATATCTGCCAGACATGAGCCATCCACAGGATTCGCGATAAAGGCGCTCTGGTCGATAACGCAAAGATACGGTTGCCTTCCGTTTAAGACTTCAAGTATTGCTTCGCAGAATGTGTTAATATAGCAGTCTGCAAAAATCTCCTGCCAACAAAACGCCTCCCCAGTCGGCGCCGTTGCCCAAAATTGTGCAGTTTGCTCCGTCCGAACGTGAGTATCAATAACAACGCGAACGGTATAGTCTTCTGGTGGAGCGTCAAAGTCTTTCCAGCCAAGCGGAAGCTCATCATACACATGCTTCTCCATCGCAAAGTTTTGATAGACTAAGCCAGTCGAAGCTTTTGGAATACCGAAAATACGTGCCTGGCGGTCTTTGGGATTCAGGCTATTAGCATAAACATCAACATTTTCTTTATCCAACGTCGTATTGTCATACGTCGATCCCGTCATCACCCATCTTTCAGGAAACTCATCGTGCGTAGCGCCGAGCTCAAAGCTCTTCCGCATCTTACTTGGCGGAAGAAAGTACTCATTAATCCACTGTTCTGTAATCGGCGTGCAGGTAAACCACGCGCTGCCACCAGTGTCAATCAATCCACGCCCCGCAGCTTCCCACATCTCCTTTGGAATGGGTTCATCTACATGAATCCAGTCCCATTGAGAAGATTCCTGACTCAAAGGATTGTGCTTAAAAGAAGCAACCGTGTCGATGTAAATCAAACTAACCCCACCCCAGATACTCTTCACGGGAATACAATCAATCTCACCACTTTGATTCTTCTTTGGAGTCATCAAGCGATCCACGGGAATCCACTGCATCAACTTCCCTTTCTGCCCCTCTTCCATGCAAGTGAAGATTTCCCTAGCCTTGTCCCAGTCAGCGACAAGAATCAACCCTTTGGTAGGGCGCTGTGGAATCCCTTTAAACCTATCCGGGTCATCTTTATCCATCCAAGGGCGCTCGCCAATGGCAAACGCAGCGTCTTCCGCACTGCCGCAAGTTGATTTTCCAAAGCGGTTCCCAGTCCGAAGATAGCGCCTCTTCTTATGTCCATGCCTGTGAAAAATATCCTGCTTCTCATGCGGCTTATAACAAAACAAAGCATAATCGCGTTGAAGCCGTTCTAGCTTTCTTAAACTTTCTAACTCTGCTATCTGCCGTGGGTCAAACATATTTACCGAGGTTAAAGAAGAATGGGCTTGGGTAGAGCTGGGGCTAAAGCTTCGTAAGTAGTGAGGTAATAGATGCCGTTTTCTTCGGAATATTTAGCATCGTAGATATGATCTTGCCAGGTGGTTTGATTGGTTTCTGGGTAGATTTGGCCCTCGCTGAGAGAGACTGAGGAGGCGTTTGGTGTGCCGAAGTCTGGGATAATACGACCAATCTTTAGGAGCTCTGGGATTCTAACAAGCGGGTGGAGGCAGTCTATTGACCGCTGCATCGCGCGATGGGAGTATTGGATGGTGTCGGTGATGGGGGTTTCGACTGGAACGTCGGTAAAGGGTACGTTAGAGAGATAGTGACGGATTATAACTTCCGTGCTAATGCGTTGCGCGGGGACTAGGGCGAGACGATCCTCAGCGACTTCACGCGTGCTTTTTGTCCCGCCATAGGGGGAGCTAGTAGTGAAGTAGATAAGCCCGTCTTCTTGGTACTCAACGGTGCCTTCTAGGCCGTATAGGGTAAGAAGAACTGCTGGCCAGGGATATTCAAGCCACTTAGTTTCTTCTTTGAAGGGAGTGAGGTCGGGAAGAGAGGCCGAGGCTTTGGGCTTGGCGAAGTAGAAGGAGAGGGTGCCATCAGTGCCCTCGTCATTGAGGACTGGCTGGGTGAGGGTGTAATCGTCGTAACCGAGTTCAATAGAGTCTGTCGTGTCGGTGGGAGTTAGCGCCGCGAGAAAAGCGGTCATGGTCATACCCGCGACGATTGTGGTAGCGTCCGAGAACTGCCGCTGGGGGACATGGAGCCGCACAACGCGCTCGCCTACATCGGGGGTAGGAACGAGCGTGATATAAGGAAGTTTAGGCTCACGCGGAGGAGTCATGGCTTAGACAGCGGAAAAATGGGCAAACCATTCCTGCGAGGCGGGAATATGAGAGGGCTGGCCGCCAGTGCAAATGACTGGGCGGATTCCCCACGGTTCACCGTTGTGACGTTTGAGCGGGGTAGCGGCGCAGGTGTCGTCTTTTACGTCGAAGGTAGGTGTGACGACGGTGGTAGAGACGGAAGGAGTTGCTTGGTCAATACTGGCCGTTGCGGCGGACATAAGACCGGGGACCTGGAGCTTGGCGGAGCCTGAGAGAAGAACAGTGCCAGATGCAATGAAGGTGGAGGTAGGGATTTCGACAGAGGAATTACGAATTTCGTTTCTCCACGTGCCGAGCGGGAAGCTTTGTTCAATGACGCAGAAAGGGTGATAACCAAAAGCGAGCGCTGTTAGGCCAGTGGCGGTAGCGGAGGCGTTGGCGTTAGCCCCGGTTGTACTCCAGACGCCGGTGGTGCGGTTGAAGATACTTAAGGCCAATTCTAGAACAGTGCCTGATTGCACAGCGGCTACAAAGGTCCCAATGGGTATGCCAGGACAGCAGATAGGCATGCCAGGATACACGTTTACTGTGCTTGTGCAAGTGATGAGATTGCTTGCAAGCGTTGTAGCCACTGCGGCAAGCGGAACAGGGGCGCGGACGCCTGGGATTGTGGTGACTAGACGGTTGTTCTTGAAGATTTTGAAAGAGGGCATAGCGGTTAGATAGTGAAGCGAATGCGAGAGCGGATCAGGTCGATAGAGCGCGTAGGTGTGCAGACCATTCCGCCTGTGCGGGAGCCTTTGGCGTTGGAGTTGCCATCGACAGTTTGGAGCAGGTTGTTTTTATCTGGAGCTCCGAGTGCGATAGAGATGTGAGAAAAGAACCAGATAACAAGATCACCACGTTGGATGTCTTTGCCGCAAGGTTTACGAGTTTGCGTGGTGGAGTCTTGGGCGAGAGACCAACGCTCGAAGTCGAAAGCTCCTGCAGTTTGAGGGCGTTTGAAGCCGGAGGTCTCTTTAATGCCCTGGGCTTTCATCGCCTCGCGGATTGTCCAGCAGACGAAGGAAGCGCACCAAGCTCCCCAGTCTTCTTCTTTGAGCCAGGTGGCGCGTTGGTATTGATCGACGCGAGGACCGCGATTGGACGAACCAACCTCTTTTACGCCAACCTCTTTTAGCGCAACCTGAACCAGTGCTTCGGATAGCTTCATACTTTACTCCTGTAAATAATGATAATTCCACAAACAAGCAAAACAACCGCCACGATAGACATCGCGACGGCTTCGATAGTGCTGAACTCAGGGGTTGATAGCGCGAGGTTCATTTTTTCTATTGGTGTTCCATGCTGACCATCCGACTAAGCGAAGGACGCAATACCGCAAATTTGAGCGCCATGCTGGCAACCCCTTGGCTTGCACAAGTTCTAGGTACACGCGATCAGCATCTTTGCGTGAAACTGGAATAATGCGGCCAGTGATGTCGTGGAATCCTGCATAGCGATAGAGATAATCATGGACGGCAGCACCACGCTTAGATAGGCCAAATGGAGGGGCGATGCCATGCAGCCAACCTGGGATACTTTCACCATCGAATATGAATCCAGCCGGAACGGTGATGATATTTTCAAGGACTGCTGAGTACACCTGAAACGGCTCAAGAAGCTGAAGCGTTGACGTGTCGCTGCCCTCGGTAATATCGAGCACTTTGAGTTCGGTGATAAATGCAGCCTCTTTCATGACATAGAATAATCAACGTCATACAACTCAGACGCGCTCGCCCAAGATTGCTCCGTTGGGTTGTAGAAATAGACATCACGCCCATCAATCGTGCTTCGTATCGGCTTAGACTTGCTGGAAAAAGGCCACATAGATTTGGATCATATTTACTTTTTGGACGCTTTTATACCAATTGTCACGTCTCTCAAAGCATCATAAGATAATTCTTCCAGTTTCGCAAGCCTGTTGTTTTGCACGTCGGCAATATGCTTGAGCGCAACCAGCATATCATCCATTTTGTTCACGAATGATTCTTGGGAGCTAGACAGGCGGTTCACAGTGTCGATTCCCTTACCCCAAACGGCACGCAGGATGAGTACAATGAAGCCAGCCAAGGCCACAATGAAACCGATGAGAACCACATGTAGAGGCTGAATCGCTAGGTCTTCAGGAGGGATAACTGCTAGGCTGTGTAGAAGTCCGTACATAGTGGTCGCAATAATACCTCCAATCGCCGTGATGGCACCAAAAATTTGATACGCCAACGTAATTGGAATATCTAAATGCTGTGGATCGAAAGGGAATTTCACAGCTTGTGGAGATTAAAGCAAGTCGAGTTGCTTTTGGAGAGCCAAAGCCACACGCTCATATTTACTGGACTCTTCGGCCTTGGCCTTGCCCTCCTCGGTGAGGCCAGCTTCAACGAAGGCTTTAGCGAGGGAGCTTGCAGCAAAGGCCGTATTGCTGGCCTGCTGGATTTGGGATTCGAGGATGGCGCGTTGCGCTTCGGTAGTGGGTGTGGTCATGGGAAATCAAAGGCCGAGTTTCTTGGCGGCGTAAGCAAGCACGTCGTCACTGACGTTCTGCGGGGCGGCAATGAGGGCATCCGCGATGGGGGTCATGGCGCGACGTTTGGCGTCGATGTGAGTGGCCGCATATCCACTGGCGCTCTTGGCAATAAGCAGCAACGCAACGCTCTCGGCGGTGTGCGGAGTCTCGTCTTCTGCGAGTGACTTGTTGCGCAAAGCGGCTTCGGTCGCGAAGGCCTGCTCCTGTTCGGGGGTGATGGGGATGTTCATAGTTATGGGGTGGCAAGCAGCAC